AGAGGTGTATTACACTAAATCTCCATATCCGTTTTTCCAAATTATACGTCCAAACATTGCCAATAATTTTGATATTACAAGCTGTATGGGTATCTCTTGTTTTGCTAATGCTATAGACGATGTCAAAGTAGTTGATAATATATATGATAGCTTTGATGCAGAGTATAATTTGTCTCGTAAAAGAGTGTTTGTTGATGACAGCATGCTTAATGTAGATTATGAGTCAGGGCAAACTAGACCAACGTTTGACCCATCTGATCCAATTTTTCAAATGTTTCCGGGGCAAGACGCAAATAGTAAAATACAAGAGATAAACAGTGCTATTAGATACGATGCATATATCAGCGGTTTAAATCAAGCTTTAGATATTTTGTCTGAAAAATGCGGTTTTGGTAAGGGTTATTACAAGTTTGATGTTGACAATACACAAACTGCAACGGCTATAATAAGTCAAAACTCAAAACTTTTTAGACGAATTAAAAAAGACGAAATAATTTTAGAAAAAGCATTGACAGACATGGTAAAGTCTATATTATTTTTAGCAGGGCGAAAAGATGAAGAAATAAGTGTGTCTTTTGATGATAGCATAATCGAGGACACTGAAGCTTTAGCTAAAAGAAAACTACTTGAAATATCAGCAGAAATTGATGATGCAGTTGGATACTGGACGGAAGTAAAAGGTCTAACTAAAGAACAAGCTATTGAGAAGATGACAGAGATTGAAAGCAGAAAAGGATTAACAGAAGAAACGGACATTGGAAGTGATGTTTAATGTTGCGAGAAGAAGATTATGAGGAAATCACAAAAGAAATAGAAGAAAAAGGGCAATTGACGGAACTATTATTATTAAAACTTATTGCAAGTTTTTTGAATATCGAAGAAGATGAAGATATAGAAAATTGGCGAGATAAAAATTTATTATTGGTCAATCAAATGGCCAAAAAAGCACAAAAGATAATACAACAAAATGGAGTTACTGATAATGATATATCTAAAACTTTAAACTTAGCAATAACAACCGCTTTATATAATCAAGATCTTATTTACAAAATGGCACTTGACAAAGGATTGATTAAAAATAAGGCTGGAGATGTAACTAAAAAAGATTACTACAAACAAATGTTAAACGCTGCTATAAAAAATACACGCAAATACAAAAACAGCGTTAACACAACAGCTTTAAATATGAGCAAAAAAGCATTCAGAGACATAATAAATCAAACTTACTTAGATGTGAGCACAGGTAATATGTCGCATATAGATGCTGTAGAGAGAGCAACAAAAGCACTTGCAAACAAGGGCATAACTGGTATTAATTATATAAGCGAAAAAGGGAAAAAAACAAGGAGAACAGTATCAAGTGCAATACGTACGATGATAGTTACATCAACGAGCCAAACGGCGGGGCTTATGCAGTTGGAACGTGCTAATGACTGGGGGCAGGATTTAGTTGAGGTATCAAGCCACAGCGGAGCAAGACCATCACACGCAATATGGCAAGGCAAAATCTATAGTATTTCAGGCAAACACAAAAAGTATGCACACTTGACAACGGCAACAAATTATGGTACTATTGAGGGGTTAAAGGGTGTCAATTGTACACATGATTTTTACCCATTTTTTGAGGGGTTAAGTCAACAAACTTTTAAACCAACTTCTGACATGCAAAAAAATAACGAGATTTACGAACAGTCACAGAAGCAAAGGGCTTTTGAGCGTAAATTGAGAAAAGAAAATATGGAAAAGGAGCTGCAAAAAGCAGCAGGATTAAATGTTGACGAAGAACTAAGCGAAACAGAAAAACAATACAGGCAGTTTTTAAAAGACACAGGAAGAACAAGGCGAAAATACAGAGAAATCTAATACGTCAAGTTGGACGTTAAACGAAACAAACACAAAGTTATGCAACAACTTAAAAGCGTATGTGTAAAGGAGTATTTTTATGACTAGAGAATTTTTAAAAAACTTAGGAATCACAGAAAAAGAAACTATTGACGAAATCATGAAAGAGCATGGGACAACGATAGAAAAGGCAAAAGCAACAGCAGAAGAAAAAATAAAATCAGATTATGAAAAGCAAATATCTGAACGTGATAAGCAACTTGAAGAACTCAAAAAAGTTGATGTTACAGCTTATGAACAAAAAATCAAAGAAATACAAGAAGAAAACTTAAAGTCAAAAACAGACTTTGAAAATCAATTAAAACAGACCAAGATTGATTTATCGATTGAAAACGCATTAATCAAAGCAGGAGCAAAAAGCGCACAGGTATTTAAACCCATGGTCGACACTACAAAAATCATAGTAGATAATGATAAGATAATCGGGCTTGATGAGCAATTAGAGGCTATCAAAAAAGATTATGCGTGGGGATTTGGTGCGGAACAGGAAATAATCACAACAGGGCAACAGCAAACACCAAACAACCAATTAACTGCAGATGAGCAGTACATACAAAGTAAATACAAAGATAACCCTTATTACAAGGGTTAAGAAAGAGAGTGATATTACATGGCACAGTATGGAAGTTTTTACGTAGATGATAGATTTGGCAAAATTTTAGAACCAAATCTATATGGCGATGCAATTATGCAGCCAGGGAAAACATTTAATAATCAATATCAAGGAGATGCAGCAGCAGGTTTGGTTAAAATCTACAAAACTACTAGAGATAGTGCAGTAGATCCAACAACACCAGCGGGAGATTTTAGCAACGAAAACATTGCTAATACATTGATTGACTTGAGATTAAATAATAGCTTTAGAAAATCAAAAAAAATCTATGATGTTGCTGCGAATAGCGTGCAATACAAAGTAGCGGATGAGACTTTGTCAACAGCAATCAAAGACGTGCAAGAGGGATGGCATTATTCTGCACTTGCTTGTTTAGCGTATGAGGGCAAAGACTTAGAGGATTATACAGCAATTACAAAAGATAATATCAAGTCTTATGTTTTAACAGCAAGAAAAGCGTTAAGAAACAAACACGCAAAACCAAATACAGTTATTGCGAGTGTGGCGGTTTACTCGTCAATGTTAGAATTAGCGGGCGGAGATTATACACCAAGCAAAAATGAAAATACGCTAACAACTGGTAGAGTAGGCATGTGGCTAGGTATGACTTGGTATGAGGGAGACCTGCTCGACAACGAGCAAGCTAAGTATTACAACCACGCGGGCACATTGCAAGTTGTAGACTTAACAGACGTTGATTTTATCATGTATGACAGCACAGCATTCCACATTGTTAACAACTTAAATGCTATGCGTTTAAGAGATGCAGAATCGTTTATTGGTACACTAGCACAAGTTGAGATAAACACAGGTTTTAGAGTTTCAAACGCGGAAAAAGTTGTAATCAAAAAGAATTTACTGCTTGACGTATTGACAGTAACATCAGCAGCAGGTGCAAGTGGTAAAACAGCAATTACAGTAACACCTACTAAGTTACCTGGTAACTCTTATGTTTACAAAACACACGCAACAACAGCACCAGCTGTGACAATTGGGCAGGACTTAACATCATGGACTGCATGGGATGGGTCAGCCGAAATTACAGCAACATCAACACACAAGATTACAGTTGCTGAGGTTAACGCAAGCAATAAAGCAGTTAAGGCAGGTAATACAACAGTTACAAGCGGTTCATAAATTAGGGGGCACGTTATGGCGTATATTATAAAAACTGACTATACAGCATTTACAACTACAGTAATAAGCGATAGCGATTTTACATTAATATCAGAGCGTGCCTCAGATATTTTAGATGTAATTACTTTTAACAAAATTGCGGACAAAGGGATATCTTTTTATCCCTTGTCTGTACAAAATAAAATCAAAAAATCAGTGTGTGCATTATGCGAGTCTATACAGATAAACGGTGGAGTTACAGCTTTAGCACAGTCGGCTGACGACTTGCCAAGTGTGTCAATTGGTAGTTTTAGTTATGGCAAAAGTTTTAGTTATGGCAAAAACTCCAGAAGCGGCACAAATAGCGTATATGGAGTAACAATACCACCGCTTTTGTATATGTATTTAACTGGCACAGGGTTACTTTATTGTGGAGGAGTTGATATAGTTGATAATACAACAAATCCCTGCAATACTTTTAATACATTCCTGCGTGCAAAAAACAGGGATAACGGTTGACACATGGGGTAATGCAACTTATGCGACATCTAAGACTATAAATCATGTAAGATTTGAGCCTTATCAAAAAAGGGAAATCTCAAAGGATAATCAAGAGATAAAATATAATCTAAAGATGTTTTACGACGCGGCAAACAGCACAGCAACAACATTTACTATTAATGATGTGATAACTTATAATAACACGGATTACCAAGTCAAGGAAATCAAAGAGTTGTTTACTGATAAATTACATCATTTAGAAATTGGTTTGGTTTAATATGGCTAGAGTTGAGATAAACATGCAACAGATTTTAAATCGTATCAATCAAGCAAACGACGAGGGCAGGCGGATTGTAACAGGAGAATTTGTAAAAGACGCAAATTATTATGTAAGACAAGACACAGGAGTTTTAAAAACGTCTGCTATACGTCACAGTGATTTTGAAAATGGGAAAGCGGTATGGAATACCGAATATGCTCGCAAAGTGTATTACACAGGTCACCCAGTTTTGGATAAAAATCCAAACGCATCATTGATGTGGGCACATAAGGCTCACATGCAGCACAAAGACAAATATTTAAGCATTTTAAAAAGCATAGCAAGGGGGTTAAGCAATGTGTGAGACTGCATTAAGTGTTGTTATGTCTGAGGTCGCAAAATTAGGTTTAGCTATAACTCATGGTTCAATTCCAACAAATGGTAGTTTTGCTTGTTACGTCGGAGCCGGCTCAGAGTCTGAGAGGTTTTATAACGACGATAGCATAATTGATGTTTTAGTCAGCATAAATGGCAAACACACAAACGTGCAGACTTTACTGCAAAACTTTGGCTTAATCTCAAATAGTTTAGTAAAATACAGAGATGACAATATAATTGGCATACGTATATCAAGCGTGCCGGTGTTCGTAGACAAGGAAGAAAATAGTCAAGCTTGGATTTATAACATGATCTTAAACATCCAAGTTTTTAAAAGGAGTGTGTAAAATATGGCATTAGGAATTAATTACAAAAACACGTGGGAAATCGATGTAAATCCTGGCGGTTCTCCTCAATGGGAAACTTTGGGTGCAGGAACGACAAACGTTACTCATAATCTAAACGAGGTCTTGTATCAAGCATCTTATATAGATGATGAGGGTTGGGGGTCTACTGAGGTAACTGGTGCTCAATTAACAATGGCATTTACTGGAGCAAGAAAATACGAAGACGCGGCACAAAATTTTATATTTAGCGATGCAGTTAAGTATAATTTTGGAGACGCTCGTAAAACAACAATGAGGGTGTTATATCAAAATGGTGATATATTGTCAATACCAGTAACAATTGTAAACCCGATTGACAAAGGTGGAGACGCAAACGTTAAGTCTGACATGTCGTTTGAGCTACACGGTAACGGAAGGCCAGTACTGACATTAAGCGGATTATTGGGTTCATTAACAGTAGTTTCTGTCTCTGGAACAAGTGGGAAAACTAAGGTTTACGTAAACCCAGCAGTTACTTCGTCGCACAGTTATAAGTATAAACTTGCTACAACAGCGGTTTCTGTAAGTTATGACGAAGTGGCAACTACTGGTTGGAGTACTTGGGATGGAACCGCGGAAATAACTGCAACAACTGGCCAAGTTATTACAATAGTCGAAGTACTTACTGCAGATAATAAAGTTAAAAAAACTGGAAGTCAAACAGTAACTGCCGGATAAAAATACGCCCTGTTAATTCAGGGCATTTTTACAATGATTAAAAGGAGAAAATTTATGTTTACATTAAAAAGAAATCAAAATATTACTGAGCAAGTACAGATTGCTGATGAGGTCATAACTTTAGATTTATCAGCTGATGGGATATACAAAACCGTAAATAAAGCACAAAATGAATTAATAATTGTGCAAGCAAAGTTAAGAAACGAAAAAGCAACAGAAGAAGATTATTACATGTCAATAGATGGACTATATAACGCAGTTTTTGGAAGTGAAAACTATGATAAAATAAAAACGTTTTACGAGGGCAATTACTTAGAAATGGTGACGCAAACTACAGATTTACTTGAATATGTAGTCAAAAAAATGCAGGAGTCAGCAGAAAAATTACAAAAAACGGCAGGTGAGAAATACAAGAATGCTAAGTCGATTTTTAAGTAACAAAATCAGATTTGGCAATAAAATATATAATTTAAATCTTAGTTTTGATAATGTGTTACGAGTTTTTGAGTTACAGGAAGATAAGGAAATTTTGAAAACTGTAAAAATAGACATAATGTTGTCAATGCTAGTAAAAAATAAAATTAAAGATATGCATCTATCAGATAAAATTATGCTGCTAGGTGCTATTTTTAAAGATTATATATTGCCCAAATCTGATAACAAAAAAGAGAACACGCAAAAAAGTCTTGATTTTAAGCAAGATGCAAGCTATATTTATGCTGCATTTTACAGAGATTATAAAATAGATTTGCAAAACGAAATCGGCAAAATGGACTGGCGTAAATTTTACGCATTATTTCAAGGCTTAGGTGAGGATAATATGATTAGTAAAATTATGTCTATTAGAACTCAAAAAATCCCAGCTAAAAATAAATATAACGCAGAACAAGTAGATGCAATTGTAAAAGCAAAACAAACGTTTAAACTCGAGAATACTGTTGATAATTTCGAAGAAGAAATGGATAAATTGGGAGCACAGTTAGCGAGCATAGCAAAAAGGAGTTGATAAATAATGGCGGACGGAAGAATAGAGTATGACGTGGTCATAAATAGTGAAAACGTGCATCGGGATTTAAATCAAGTAAACAGCGATATAGAAGAAACTGTCACGAGTAGTGAAAAAAAAGCAAATGACGGACTAAAAAAAGTTGGAAATGCCGTAGGCAATATGGCAAAACAAGCTGCTATTGCTACAGGTGCAGCGATAGCAGGGGCATCAGTTGCAGCGGTAAAATTTGGTTCAGAATTTGAAACGGCAATAGCTGGAGCATCAACGCTGTTTGGCGATACGGCTGTTGATGTTGATAATCTAAAATCAAAAATGTTAGAATTGTCTAGTGAGAGTGGAGTAGCTGCGGCGGATTTGGGCAACTCACTTTATAATGCGTTGTCCTCAGGTGTTCCCGCTTCTGAAGATATGAGCGAGGCTTTAGAATTTTTAGAAAAAAACACACGTCTTGCAAAAGCAGGGTTTACAGATATAGACACAGCACAGAGTGCAACGATTAAAACTTTAAATGCGTATAATTTGGGATTAGAAGAAACTGACAGAATACAAAAAGTTTTGATGCAAACCCAAAATTTAGGTATTACAACAGTTGACGAACTAGGTAGGGTTTTATATAATGTAACGCCAACCGCGGCGGCACTAGGCGTAAATTTTGAACAAGTCGGAGCAGGTCTTGCAGTAATGACAGCAGCAGGAACACCTGCTGCTCAAGCGACGACGATGTTAAATTCCATGTTCTCAGAATTAGCGAAAGATGGAACAAAAGCCAGTAAATCACTTGAAGCTGCCGCGGAAAACACCCAGTATGCAGGGATGAGTTTTACAGAAATGATAGAAAGCGGAGCAGATATATGCGACGTATTAACGTTGATAAAAAACTCTGCAGACACTAGCGGACTAAGTTTAATTGATATGTTTTCAAGCATTGAAGCCGGGAAAGGTGCTTTGGCACTTACTGGAGAAAATGCAGAAAAATTCAAGAACTCTTTAAAGGGAATGTCAACAGAGACAGATGTAGTAAGCGACGCATTTGACAAGGTATCAAGCACAACAGCACAAAAATTTGAAAAAATGATGAATAATCTAAAAAATGTGTCTATAAAATTATTTGAAAAAATGTTACCACTTATAGATAAAATTTTTCCTCAACTTGAAAAACTGATTGATAAATTGATAGACCCGCTCATGACTTTAGTTGATAAAGTTTTTGAGAGTTTGATTGTTGTTTTAGACAAACTCATAGACCCATTTATGGAATTAATTGACGCGATATTAGAGCCTTTGCTATCTGTTATAGATGTGTTAATTCCTATTTTTGTTAGCTTTGTTGATATAATTGCAAGACTAGCACCGATTTTGACACCGATTGTTGAATTGTTTGCAATGTTAATATCTACAATTCTCCCACCTTTTATAGATTTTTTTGTTAAAATTATAGACTTGATTATGCCAGTTTTAATAAGTTTGTTTGAGGCTTTGCAACCAGTCTTGGAACGTTTGATAACCGCTATCATGCCTGTTTTTATTGCTTTATTTGAGGCTTTGATACCAATCGTACAGATAATCACAGATAGCATTTTACCAATTTTTATAGAATTATGGTCAGAGTTGGGAGAATATTTTGTATTAGCTTTAGAAACGTTTTTGCCATGTTTGGTAGAGGCTTTGCAATTTTTAGCAGATGTGCTAGAAGATGTTGAACCATACATAAAAAAAGTATCTGAAGCAGTAATCAAAAATATGAAAGATGCTTTTGAAAAAGTTAAAGGTCCAATCGAAGAAATTCAAAAAGTCCTTGAAATCTTAAAAGTATATATGTGGGATAAGTTCCGTGCGAAATTTATCGAGGTATGGGAAGCGATAAAAGATGGTGTTAAAAACGCACTTGTTGCAATCCCGATATTTTTAATAAACACAATAAACAGTGCAATTGAGTTGCTAAACGGCATGATAGATAAGGTTAACAGCATAGCAGGGGCGTTAAATATTGAGTTAATACCAAATCTTGGTTATGTATCAATGCCAACATTCCATACTGGTGGAATAGTAGATTTTGGAAAAGCTGAGGGAACAGCAATTTTAAAGTCAGGCGAAATGGTGCTTACCGCATCACAACAGCGTAATTTATTTGAGATGGCAAATGGTAGAGGTTATAACAATGACGGTGGAAACACAAACAATAATGTAACTAATGTATATATGACTAATAATGTAAGAGATGACTTGGATATTGAAAAAATAAATCAAGAACTTAAGAAATTATCAAATAAAAACTTGAGGGCTATGGGAATGTAGTGTATAATATTAGGGAGTGATTGCTCCCTGAAAGGAGATTAAAAAAAATGTTTGAATTTAAAGGGATATCAAGTACAGAGTTTGGCGTCAAGGTTGTATCTAAAACCCCAATGTCAAAATCTGCAAGAAGATACAATAAATCGATTTATTACGGAAATTATGTAGCGGAGAAAATAGTATCAAAAAATGAATTTTTAATGACAGAGTGTGAAATTATAGTCGAATGCGACAAATCTAAAGTTAGGGATTTATACTCCTGGCTCGAAGGTTACGGCGATTACATAGACACTGATGAGGCAGATAAATATTACAAAGTCTATGCAGTAGATGCAATTGAGTGTAATCGCGTAAATGTATCAGATATACGTCAAGTAAAAATAGTTTTTAAGGCTCAACCATTTGCTTACAAGGTTGACAATTTTACAGTAACTGTGTGGAGCGGGTCGACAATTTTAAATGAGGGCACGATAATAGCACAGCCGATTTATTATTTAACAGGAAATGGGATTATAACTCTTAAAGTAAATATGACAACAAAACCACTTATAATCAAAGACGTGGCAGGTACGATAGTAGTCGATACAGTTAATATGTTGATTTATGATTTAGATACAAAAATAAATTTTATGAATAAATCAACTGGAAAATTACCACTTTTAAACGTGGGAATTAATTTAATAGAGTTTACAAACGTGAGCAACTGTGAAATAACAAAAAATGAGAGGTGGTTATAATGGCACTTCAAGGAACAGGAACAGAATTAGATCCTTATTTAATTACAAATCTGACAGAATTACGAACAGAGGTTACAAATGCAAACGCTTATTATAAAGTTACTCAAGATTTAGATGTAATAGGCACAGATTGGGAAAAAGAATGGACTGTATGCACGATTGCATGTTTGCAGTTAGATTTTAACAACAAAAAACTTAGGAACATTACAACTGCTTTAGGACACGATGTTTTTAAATACAATTGCATAAATTCAAAAATTATAAATGCAAATTTTGAAAATATTACTTGCAATAAGCACGTATTTGGTCATGTCACAAGTTACAAAACAATGAGTAACTTGACTATTTTAAACAGTAGCTTTAGTATAAAATGGAATGGGAGCACGTTTGGCTATGGATTGTTTGGGGTAATAAACACTACAGTTGATAGTTGCGAGTTTAAATTAAAAATTTATGGAACTGTAACCGCCGTTTTTTGGTCGGATGGATATTTTGACAGATGCCACGTTAATGTTACTGGTAATTTTACGTTATTGGAAACACATTTGGAAGTATCTTCAGGATCTTGGAAATTTCGTATCTGTTTTTTTAGGTTGTTAAATCGTGGTACAAAAATATATCTAACCGGGGATGCGACAATCAACATACCACCTGACTATCCTTTTTTGTTTTTTGCAAATGGGGTAAACTTTGCGTACCCAAGTCACGGATACATGGCATATTATACTCAATGTTACATTGGAGTTAAATGTAATTTTAAATTAACCAGCGGTACAACTTTTGGCTCGCTATCTTTTGCACAATTTCCAGCTTCTAAGTACTGGCCGCCAGCAAATTTTATAATTGCGGAATGGATAAAAAATAATGATGTTGCCGTGTCGTTGACTAACAGTGAGCAAGGTAAGACATATGTTGTAACGGAACAACAAGCAAAATCAAGCGTTTACTTGCAGAGTCTAGGTTTTGACGTGAGTGAGGTGGTATAATTGTATGATTTTTACATAAAAAATGACCTACCTTTTTT